TGTCGGGAATTTGAAGCTGACCTAATGGAGCCGCCTTTGTTTGAAGAGTAAACTCTTCATCCTCCATTTTAGCGCCAAGAAGCGCATTTGAAAAAGCCTCACTCATTGCCCGATCCCGGTATTATCGGTTCCCGAAATGGGTGAAAAGCTTCCCCGAAGATCCCCTCTGCGCGAGGCCGCCAATTCACGCTGCCTAATTATTCCCGCTTCGAGTGATTGCTTCCAAAGTTCTCGGTCTTTTTCATCGATGCTTCTATAGACGGCATGAACATCAATTAGCATCGGACTGAATGAATCATCATCAACGCCAGTCGATACCATCACATTTTCAAACCGACCTGCTTTGTTAGCAGCTTTAACGGCATAAAATCTTGGCATAACCTTACCGTCGATGACAATGGTGCCAGTGGCTTCCAGAAACACCGTCTGCCCAAGCTCTGCCGTTTTATTATTGAGCGGCATCAATTCCGTTAAAGCCATTGTCCGCTGCTTTACCGGATCAAAGAATTGCTGACCAAACGCAAAGTTCGCATTTTCCTTGATTTCTTTTTCTATTTTTTCATGCATTACAGAAGCCGCATGAGGCCAATGAAACTCTATGGAGTTCCTGGAAAGACGTTTAGCTGGATTATCGCCAAGATCAGTAAGCGGTAAACTTGATGCGCTCATTGCCAGCCTTTGTTCCTTTTGCATAAGCTGCCATGCTTTTTTGGCAATCATTTCCGGATCGTTTCCAAACTCCGGAAATGCTGTGCGGATACGCCTTCCTGTATTCAAGGCTGTTTCTTTTAACGTCTCTGGAAGATCAACAAAATCCGTACCCCAGAAAAATGCTGGATCGGCAAGCCCTTCAAAAGCAGACCGAAAGTTTCCTGCCCATTCATCAGGTTCGTCTCCAACCTGATTGTTTGGATCAAATGCCTTTGAATATAACTCAACCACATTTGTGTTAGGCAGATCCCCCATCCGCATAAGAGTGTCCAAGATGATCCAACGATTTTCCGTCTTGTCATCCAAGCCATCCAGCAAGTTTTTTTCGAGGTTATCATCGGTCAAAAACTTGACGACCGAATGAAATCCCCGAAGCGCTTGACCCGCAGCTTCTTTGTCCTCAATGGAAGCATCTACCGTTGAAAGAGCGTGACTCATAAAATCTGCAACAGAAGACGGAACAAGCCCCCGTGCAATCATGTTCCGCAATTTTTTGATATCTGTTCTTTGCTCCTCAGTAATCTCAGCACCTGCTGAAAGACGGGCCGCCGTCGCCATCAGTTTGGTTGGATTAATATTATTGTATTGTTCCCATTTTTTTACGTTAGCCGGAGTGCGGGTTCGGCCTGCTTCAACTGCTTTTGCCGTTTGATAAATTTTCCATTGAGCTTCTGTTTGGGAGAATGACTTTCTAAGCTCGCTGTCTGCGCGATCAAGGTGACGAAGAGTTTGGACAGAATCATCGCTCTCAAGTGCTAACTCATAATATTTCTTGGCATTCTCCCAATGAACGCTGCTTCGCGCCGGATTTTCGTTAGCGGTATCCCTTAGAATTACCGATATCGATTGCTGTGCAATAGGAACGATAGTGGCTGCTTCTTCCGCCTTTTTTAATTTTTCCCCAGTCGTTGCAGCGCCATACATACTTTTATTGAGGGCGTTAAGCTGCTTTACCTTTTCTTGATTGCTAACATCGCTTTCAAAAATTTTGTTACTCGCTCGCTCTACCTCCTTCTCCTCGCTCATACTTGCAGGAATAGGCATTTCTTTTACTGTGTTGTCACTCATCAGGACCGCGAGTTCCCCCCTCGCGAGATCAAAATGCACTAATTCAGTGGCACCGGGGATTTTTCTTAGAACTGCCGCCGCGAGTTGATTGAAATACGTAGCTTGCGCAACCATTAACTGCTCATACGCTATTTCTTCTTTGGTTGCTTCTTTGTTGACATCGATCGCAAGAACATCATTCAACATACCGGAAAGATCTACATTCGAACCAAATTTCTTGGAGGTGATTTTAATGTTTTTTCGTAATTCTTCGGTGATATCGGCTGCTTTATTTATGTCACCAGCATCCCTTGCTTCATTGCGAGCGTCTAATAATTCAGCAAATGTCAGTTTGAATTTATTAAGCTCATTTGTTTGAAACGCCGATTCCCACGCTGAATGGGCAACTTCAAAAGCTCCAAGTTTTTCAACAAATTTAGCGCGATCCTCACGACGCAATGAAGCCAGAGCCTCTATTTCTTCTGGCATCCCCTTAAAATTATTGGCCCTTATGTCAGCAATGAACTCTTTTCGCTGCTCTTTGCTCATTCCCTTTAATTCTTCAGTGGCCCGCACAAGAGCAATGCCAGACGTCAGCTTTGCTATCTGCTGTTCCGCGAATAAAGGATGGTCGTAAGCACTACCGCTATTCTCAATAGACTTTACATGGTCTCGAAAGTCTTTAATTTTTTCCTCATAATCGAATTGGCGATCGTCCAGATCATCCGAATTATTTGGGTCTGAGATGGATTTCGCAGCAAGCAGATCAGAGTATGCGTTTATAACGTCAGTACCTAAGATTTCGGTCGCATGCTTTTGTTCTTTAAATATCCGCTTTTGAGACGCCTCAAACTCACTGGCAAGCAAACCACCCCATTTGGTTCGCAGGTCATTCATGGCACGGGATCGAAACGCTGCCGCTACATTCGCCGGCATTGTTTCCGCTGCCGCGTCAATCTTTGAAAGATGTCGCTGCCGAAGCGTTTCCGGATCGCCACCCGGCTCAAAGGTCGTTACATCCCTCGTAAGCTCTGTTGAAAAATTGTTGAACTCTTGCGCCAGAAGTTCTGCGTCGTTGTTTTTCTTTAACTCAGCGATAAGCTCGTTGAAGCCTGAAAAGGCTTCCTTAAAAGCATTGGGAGATGTATTAGCCTGAATTGCTTTACTGGTGAAATCACGAATCCCGCCAGCAGCAGCAGAGCCGCCCGTGCCGATAAACGTTCTTTGCGCTTTGAAAAGTTCAGACATCAAATAAGCCTATGGTCAATCAAACATTGGCAAAGGTCGAGCCACCGGCATCGGTCCCGGCAGTAGATGGCCCCGTGTTAAGTTTCATTCCAGCTTTAGCGGAGGTTGCGGCAACACTGCCAATCCCAGATATTATAGCCGTTCCAACCCTTGATCGCGCACCCGCTGCCGTAAGCTCAGCACCCGCAACGTCAAACTGTCCGGTCCGAATAGACTGAAGCCCTTGTATTTTCATTGAGCGAATAGATGCATCAGCCAAACGAATTTCTTCATTAATACCCGCACGAATGTGACCGCTGCCCATCCCTGTGGGGTCTGCGTTAAACGGTCTTTGAGCATGAATCGACGATAGCGTGCGATCTTTCTGACGGAGAATCTCGTTTTCCTTGTCAAGCATATCCGCTTGAATAATTGCTTTGCGTTCTTCCTGCTGTAGTCGAGCAAGAGCCGCTGCGTGTTTAGCAGAAGACGCTTGATCTTTGGCTGCCTTGACCGACGCAGCCGCCGACATCGCAGCGGACGTAATAGCCATAACAACTAAAGCCTCGGTTCCCATCAGTAAGCTACCTCTCTCGACAGAGCGCGAATTGTCATTGGCAAAGCAGAGGATTGCGTAATTTCCCTTTGGCAGAAACGATCCCACCCAAGATGATACACATCGAAGGTTCCGTTTAGCGCATCCGGTGCCAATGACGGATCATCGTTCACCTCACGAAGCTGCAAGTCTTTGCCGTCAATCGTAATCGCGTAAGTGTCTTTCAGATCAAGTATCGTGCGAACCAGACGTTTACGCTTGAGGCTGATCGATCCGCGCTCCGCTGTACCAACAGCCCGCCCCGGTGTGACCTTTGGTGCAAACCACAACCCGGCCTGTAAAGCAGACACATCATCATGATCGAACGTGAACTGTCCCGACACATCCAATGTAAAAGTTCCGTATTCCATTGTGAGCGCCGAATTAACAGCACGAATGGATTTGCCCGGTATATGGGTTGCTGATCCCCAAGTCGTATCCGAACGTGTGATGTCACTGGAGCAATCGGTGCTGTAAGCGTTGCTTAATTCCTCAAGGTAATATTTGTCTGTTGATCCACCCGTGAAGTTTGTGACCGCAATGGCTGATGGACGCGAAGATGTGACGGTTAAATTGTTATTACCCGGCGCAACGCGCGTAACCGTTATGACATTGGCTGCCGGGTTTGGTGCCGTAAAAGCTGAGAGTGCATTGATACCCTTGGTGCCGCCATGACCAACCGCGATGTTGTCGGCAACATCGTTATTGGTGCGACCCCCGCCCATGGAAAACTTCAACCCTGTGGCAGTCTCACCTGTAGGGGGATCATCCGTTGTTGCGGTTAAAGTAAAGTTATTACCCGCATTGTCCTGAAAGGTTATTGTGTCGCCAGCTTGTATGGCACCTGAGTTTGCAACTGTTATTGTGCAAGTTGCCTGTTGTGGGATCGCTCGCTTGACCACAAAAAACACCCGGTCATCCACTTCGGCCACTGAACGAAAATCTCCTTCCGTTGTCCATTTAAGCCAACCGAAAACATTCTGGCGGCGGGATGTGTGGTAGACCGCAATGTTGCCGCTTGACTGATCCACGAACAGGCCGAACTGCTCAATCCGGTTTGGGTCACCAACAAACAAAGCAGAGTCATCAAACTGCGTGATGATATCGTCTGCCATGTCATTTATTGAGTCGGCCTTATGGGATTGTTGGATGTCGTCAAAAACCATTTCACGCATGGTCTTGCCGGAATCCTGATTAAAGATGGCGGCACCATCCAACAACAACGGACGCACTCGACTGCATCCATACCCTGTTTGCCATCTTGGATTAAATTTGCCGGGCGTGATTTTTACGTCGGCGGTTTCACTCTGAAAGAACTCGCCATCATCCGTCAGCATCAAGAGATGCCGGCCAGAAACCAGATGCCTGATTTCGTTGACCTCATCCGTACCAAGCTGCCCAAAAATTGCCTCGTCATCCGCTGCCGTACCCGTATCAAAGTTAAACGGCGCGTTTGTTTTAGATCCCATCAAATGTTGGGGTAATGCCTTCGTACCGCCAAACCAAAGGCGGCGACCGTGGAACATCACAGAACGAGCGTATTTCTGAATGGAGGAAAAGACGGCCTCGTCCCAATCAATATCCGCACTGCTCGACGGCAAGGTTTCAAGAACGGTTGCCGTGACATTCTGAGCATCCGTGAAACCTGTAATTTTAAGCTGCTTTTCTTTGTAGCGGACGTTCACCCCAACATAAGCAGACGTCCAGTGATCGGCGCTTGTCGTTAGCGTTATCGAACCTGTCGTCCCAGATGGATTGAGCGTTACGGTATCATCTGCAAACTTGAAATAAGGCTGAAAAAGCTTGTCGGTCGTAGTGCTGTCTTCTTCAAAGGCAAAGTCTTCGCGGGTAAAAGTCGTTGCACCCGTTCGCTTGATCTTCTGCATAATCCATTCCGGATGCACAAAGATCGTTGTATCGCCCGACTGAGCAAAGCGAATGTCCCAAAGCTGATCCACCGTCCAAGGGCAGGAGCTTATTGTTGTAATCAAAGCGCCCGTTGTTGGATTACGAACCTCGATTTTAGAGGCTTGCAGACAGAACAGATACTCCTGATCGTCCTTAAAATGAAAACCAATAATCCTTGTCTCGGCTCCCAGATCGACCAAGAATTTAGTTCCCGGTCTGCGAGAGACGCCGCCCTGAAGATGAGGAATGACGTTCTCCAAGGTTTCCGCTGCGTTTGCATAAGAAGCCACATCCTCGCGTGTCAGCATTTGTGCCGACATCTGGCCGGAAGAAAAATTCGTATTGATGAGTTCCAGTTTCTTCATCAGGTCAGTTACCTCCTGACTTGAAGAAACCGACTGGTCGGGGCGCGTGTTCGCTCATACCCGGAGGTTTGAGACTGACCATCCATATGCTTGGCTGTAACAAACTGGATTTCAGCTTGTTGGTCATAATAGCCCGCCAGATCGCTTTGCAGCGTAATCGACGCCGCCAAGACCGCTGCCAACTTATACTCAGCATACCGAGCAAAATATGGCGGCCAATGCGCCTCACTTACCTGAAAGACATAATCCGCGACAACAACATCGTCGGAACTGGTATTCGTGTAAATGTTGCTTTCCGCATAACGATCGTAGGGAATACGCCGTCCGGAAACCGTCACCGCCCGCAACATGAGCATGTCTGAAGGCAGATCGTACACAGCCTCCCACCGACCGCTGACAGGCGTGGAAGTCAACCGATCCAGTTGCGATTCCTTGACCGCAAACCTCCATGAATAAGATGTCAAACATTGATCCCGAACGCCGGGATAAAGTTCCTGGCTCGCTTTTTCTTCATCGTTGCTGTTGTTAAACCCCGAAATAGGATTAAGCCCCGCAAGCACACAGGCACGCGAAGCCACATCAACATCAGTAAGAGGCATTCAGACCCTCCGAAGGAAAGGGGAGGAGCTGCGAACTCCTCCCCATAACCCTAGTCGCCGTCTGTTTCTGCAATGGCAGTGCCATCCGAGACGTCAACAACACCAGATGCATTGGAGAGGACGATCACCCAACTCATCGTCGGCGTATTGGTATCCGAGACGAGTATCACGTCACGGACTCCCAATTGTGTCGAAGCATTGTCGAAGTACCCGGAGCTGTTCACAGTTGCAATTGCATCCGTGGTTTTATAGTGCCACAGGGTAAATCCATTCCCTGTGCACAAAGCCGTTAGGCCAGAAGCTGCGTAAGCCATGCGATCACCTCCTAGCTTTCCGTGTGCTTCAGCTTGTAAAGGCCATCATTGTCGATGATCTTTGCTTGCTGACTAAGACCCGCGCTAACGAGCGTTGACCACTTCTCAGGCGTCCAATCCATGGAAACCTGAACATCCGAACCCGACGCAAAGCCAACAGCCGTCTTATGATAGGCCATTGAGGTTCGAACAGTACTTGCCTTGTTCAAACCGGAGTGGGTCATGATGATGAAGCTCAACCAGTATTTCGCCGTCGACTGAGTACCCGGCCACTTCACATCCGTGGCGACGTAATCAGCATTGGCAAACTGGTCGAGACCCAGAAGATCGGTCCAGCCTTGCGGGGAAACCCACATGAAACGCTGCCCGTCATCAGGGACATCGTTATTGCCAAAGGCTTCAAAGATTTCTTCGAGCTTTGCCAACGTGATGGCACCGGAGTTCGAGGTTGCGTTTGTGGCATTCGAATCGATTTCATCGATGATAAGCTCATCCGACTTTCGACCCATCGCGGCAGCAACACTGGTCACTGCGACCATGCGCTCGTCGTGATTGATCTTCAATTCATCGAGCTTGTCGATGTATTCACCCGCATAATGGTCAACCAGAATACACTCAATTGGCGTGTGATCGCGGTTGATGATCGGGATGTCACCATTTCTGGATTTGGTTCCAGCCGCACCTTTACCGGCCTTCTGGAACGTAGTCGACTCTCCGCGCACGTTTGACTTTGTGCGAAGGGTCGGGGGAAGTTTCGCGCCCATCCTTTGATAGGCGAGATGAACGTCAGTTTCGAACTGCTTTACAAAACTGTCGTCGATGTCATTGGCTTGATTTGCCACTGAATTCTCCTAACAGGTTAAAGACCAACTTTGCGGTTGATCCCCGTGAGACAGTGGCGGTTGATCCTTGCGGGCCGCGTATTCGCTTGGGGGCCGTCAGAGAGTCTTTGTCTCCGACAGGCACCCCTGCCTACAACGTACTAACTAACGCGCACCAGAGAGTCGCGCATAGCCTTCTGTGACCTTTTTGATTAAAGCAGGATCACTTCCATTGATGTATCCGGGCTCCATTTGCATTTTCTTCAACTCCTCCTCAGAGGGTCCAGCCGGTGCGGTAGCTCCTTCGGTCATAGCCGGAACCTTGGATGAGGACTTTGATTGTATGTCTTCAAGTGCCTCCACAAGATCGGCCGAGAATTTTGTCTGACCAAAAAACTTGCGCGTCTTTTCCGATCCATTAGCATTCAACCATCGAATGACATTGCCGTAACGTTCGCTGGAATTTTCACCGAGCTTGTTCATTTCTGCATCAAAGTCCGGAACGGTTTCCATGTCCGACTTCAGAAATGCGGTGATGCCGGCCTCAAATTTCTCCTGAGGCAATTGATTTTCAAAACAATGCTCTCGCCACCAGACCAGCAGGGGTTCGTCTTCTGCCGGTTTGTACTCCAATCCATCCGGCAAAATACCTTCTTGAAATTTAATCTCGTATTTATCCGCGGACTCCGGAACACCTTCAAGGATCTGACCTTTCGTCTCGGCAATGATCTCATCCTTGAAATGCGTCATTGCCTCATCGCGAGATTTCATGCGCCACTGCTCAAGCTCCGAATAGGACTTGGCAAGCTCTTCAAATTGAGGGCCATTGCCGCTCGACCAGAATTTTTCAGGGAGCCACTCAGGGCGATCCGTTTGCTCGGCAGGAGTTTCGGTTGCAGGCGCGGGGGCTGCTTCGCTCGATGCTTCAGTCGTCGCTTCGGTCGAAATATTCGCTGACGCGGCGGCCTCGTCCATCGTCATCGCGCCTTGCGCTATGTTTGTACTCATGTGGATTGCGTCCTCTATTGGTTCGTTCAAGAATTATTCCCATCAGCCAACGCGCACCTTCCCGGTGCATGACCTGATCCGGGGTGCAACCCGGCATCAAGGCACTGTTCAGCGTCAGGGTTCGCAGATACTCAAGAACAGCCTTTCCTGATTTACCCCGAAAGGCGATCTTGAAGGCTTCGTTTAATTCCTTCTCTCGCTCCTCAGAGAGATTCAGTTCGTCCATTCTCAAGGCATCAGACTCTTCATTGCAGCGGTCGGATCGATTCCCATCTCCTGCGCGCCTTGCGCCGCTTGCATACCTTGCTGTGCAAACTCCTCACGCTCAGCCTGATTGCGAAGGAAGCTACCCGGCATCGAGTACCACTCGGCCAGTTGAGGAATAACCTTGTCCTCCTTGATCCAGCCCATCAAAGCGGCCTGACCAAACATCTGACCAATCACACTCATGAAATTCGTGAATTGCGTGATGTCTTCATTGCGAGACGCGCGGGCAAGCGGTGACTCCGGTATGATCGAAATGATCTGATCGTTGACCTTGGGCAGATCAATCAAGCCACGCTTGTTCAGGATAAACACCACCCGCTCAAGATAAGGGGTAAACAACTCATTCCAGATGCGAGACAGGGGTGCGCCGACAACACGGCTTAATTCAGCCATGCGTTGAGCCACTTCCGTTGCCGACATGGGCGTACCCTCAGGCGGACCCAGAGTATCGGCAAACAACGCCTTGCGAATGTTCGCGCGCATTTCATTGAGGATCAGCATGTTCACATCAAAGTTGCCACCCGGCGATAGCGGCCGCAGACCGCCACTGTGACCAACAGGCAGAACCGCACCCGGTACAAAATTGATCGTGTCCATGTTGAGAACACCGTCATCGACAGCTTCCCACATGCCCGTGATCGACATTTCCGCATTCTCGAAAATCAACTGCATCGTGAGATTCAATGCCTTGATATCTCCAAGCGCATTGAATACCGGACCCCGCCCGTAACACTCCCCACTGCTTTGCGACCACCTCGGTACAATCCAAGGATTCGATCCGCGGCCCTTGAACTCCTCCTCATGGATGAAGTTCTCATCGTCGCATTCAGCGAAAACTTTATACTTCCATGTTTCCGTGCCGATGTTCGACCAGTCGCGATAGACAACATCGCGAACCATGAACTCCTTCTGCGCGTTCTCCTCGCCGCGCATGTCTTCCGGCATGTAAATGTTCTCACCCCAAAGGACTTCCAAATCGCGTGGCTTCCGCTTCTGAGACCGGAATACCGTATCGATCTTTTCGTCCGGGCCATTGTCCACCCGCAAATATGGCAGCGGCACACAGGTATTTACGATCGGCTTGATCGGACCGCCTTCGTTGACCAGCAGACCCGCCGTGCCAACAGAGAGGTCGAGAAGGATTTCATTCAGTGTATCCGCAAAGTTGGATTCGTTGATCGCCTCAAAGACAGTGTTCGTGACGTTATCCAACTCCTCGCGGATGCTCCGTTCCTCATCTGCGGTTAAAGCAGAGCCACCCGCAAAAGAGGCAAAACGAGATCCCTGCGGGGCCAGACCAGACTGCATCCGATTGGCAAACTCCGCTGTCAGGGTAACAGGTGCGGAATCGTATATCCGATGATCGCGCCGCTCGCCCTCGACGTTTTCATAGAAGGACGGGCGATTGGGCTGAGTGAACTCATAACACTCCTCCCACGTTTCAATAAACTGTGCGACCCGTTTTTCAGCACGCTTCCAACGCTCTTGAACGTCCTTGCGCTCTTCATTCATACGTTTTATCCCGTGCCAAGCGTATCAGTTTGCTGTTGATCTGCTGCGCCCAGCTCACCTTCAGCCCCAAACCCTTCGAACCTGTTCGCAAATAAAGCCGAAGAACCACGAAGACCCCGCAAC